AGCTCCTGCAGCACCTGTAGTGCCGCTGTCTCCTGTCGAACAGAAGATGACGCCTAAGCAGCTTGAGCTCTACAACCGCCTTAAACCTTCCAACCGATTTATTGGGGTTGGACCACGATAAACTAAGGAACCCACATGGAAGACATTCAGTCCCTGCTTCAGCAGCTAGAGGACGCTGATGCCGCTGGCGACACCGCCAAGGCTACTGCTATCGCTGATGAGATCAGCAAGCTCGACGCCCAGACCGCTGCCCAGGCAGGGCCTGATGTCACTAACACCGCTACCGCTGGTGACCAGGCTCCTGCACAGACCAACACTCCCGCAGCTCCTCCTGTAGACCCTGTTCTACAGGGGGCGCTCACCTCTATGGAAGAGGCAGACGCTGCATCTGCTACAGACCCTCTTGAGAAGATGCGGGCTGAGGAGATCGCCAAGCGCATTGAACTTGGCACCCCAGCCGCCCTCAAGAAGGCAGACTTCACGAATGACGTTGAAGTCCCTGAGTTCAAGTACGTCCCACATGACGTAGTGAACCCAAACAAGTTTCGTTACAACTACCAGACCCCTGGCCCCAATGTGGAACAGTCTACTCTCAAGGAAGAGGACCTGATCCACGATCCCAACTGGCTGGCGTCTGCACGTATCCTCTACAAGATGAACAAGGGCTACGAGTTTGAAGGCTCCGACCAGGACCTCCACAACTACGGCCTCATGGTCTCATCCACCCTCAACAACAACTTCGCTGCCATCGGTCAGGCCTATGCCTACTACAAGGGAGCGAACCCCAAGGCCGTCAAGGCCCTCATCTACAACATCGAAGCTGGTCAGGCCACTGACACCAACTGGTCAAACACTGGTCGCGCTCTTGGAGCTCAGCTTGGAGACCCGTCCAACTACATCGGCGGCTTTGCCCTCAAGGCAGTCGCTGGTGAGGCCATCAAGGTCAGCAGTGTCGTCGCCCTCAAGCAGCTCCTCAAGCGTGAGCTCCTCCTCGCCTCTGGTACTGAAGGTGCCGTCCTTGCCTCTGGCATGGGTGGACAGGACGTAGCCAAGCAGGACCTCAAGGTTGACGCTGGTCAACAGGAGGCTATCGATTGGACCCAGGCTGCCCTGCAGGCTGGTATCGGTGGTGCTGCTGGTATGGGCCTGAGTGCCCTTGGTGCTGGTGTGGGTGTCCTCATGTCCAAGGAAGGACGTGCTGCCCTCACTCAGTGGATCGATGATGCCAAGAATGCAGGCTGGGAAACCAGGACTGACATTGGCAACGATATCCCCATGGGTGACGGATGGCGATCCGCCTACATCGATGAGAACGGCAACGAGGTCATGGAGCCCCCTCAGGGGACGATGACCAAGGTGATCGACGCCAATGGCAACGAAAGTGCCCCTGACGTACAGCCTGGTGGCCTTCGTGACCAGTTCCTCAAGAACCCTCCCCAAGCCAAGCCTCAGGCCGCTGGGGACCTCAAGCCTGGAGACGCTCGTAGCGACTTCATCTTTGGTCCTCCCGCCCCTAGGGCTGCCGCTGACCTCCAACCTGGAGATGCCCGTAGTGCCTTTCTAAGAGGTGCTACAGAGGCTCCTACTGATCAGGCTACTACCCCCGCCTGGACCACCAAGATTGCCCTGGACGATGGCTCTGAGGTCGATGTACCCACATGGGAGAAGATGATGGCCGAAGGGGACAAGCGGGCAGACCTGACCCGCCCCATTGAGCCCCCTGAGGAGACCCTGACGCCCAAGGCGAAACAGGAGAGAGCCGCTGGGGACAAGGCGCGAACCAACAAGATGGCCTCTGGCACTGCCAAGGATGTCGAGACTGGTATCAGCGAGATCACCCAGATCGTCAAGAATGAACGCTTCGACAAAATCCCTGGGAACCATGCAGAGGCGACTCGAGTCGTGGCCAGGATCGTTGAGCCCATCCTTGAGGTCTTCAAGCGTGGCGTGGACGACGAGATTGGCGATGTCCTCATGGACCCTGTCAAATCTAACGATCTCCTAGCCATCAAGGACGCGGTGACCACCGTCATGTCCAAGGTGAAGGCTGAAGCCCTCAAGGCCTCCGAGAGCTACCAAGCTGCCAAGTCAGCCGCTGAGTCCTCCCCCACCGTAACCAAGGACATGGTCGATAGGCTCGACACCTTGGAAGCCGAGTGGAAGAAGTGGACCGACCTGTCTGACAAGGTACAGCCTGTGTACAACAAGCTGGGCTCGTTCGCTGGTCTCCTCCTCAACCACTCCCAGATGGTCCAAGATGGCATTGGTGCTGCAGCCCGCAGGATCAGCTTCAAGGAGCTCAGGGAGAAGGGCTTCAACGAGAATGAGGTGATGAGCGCCTTCATCCAGGCAGCCCAGCTTGCCCACAAGGCAGCCAATGAGTCCAAGCTCTACAGGAGCATCAAGAGGGACTACTTCAAGGCCCTTGCTGAGGGCAACATGACTGCACTCGATACTCTGGCCAAGAAGCTGGAGAAGGAGCTGCAGCGTCAGGCCAAGCTCAAGGGACAGAAGACCTACTCGTTCTTCAGCAACCTCACCCGGGGCATCATGGAGTACTACACGAACTCCCTGCTGTTCAACTTCAAGACACTTCAGATCAACGCCATGACCGCCTGGGCAGAACATGCTCTACGCGGTGCGTATGGTCGAGTTGGTGGTATCCTCTCGATGAACGCTGGTCACGCCATTCGACGTGGTTCGATCATGAGGCAGGCCATGCGCCAGTCTCGGTCCACTGCGCGATCCATGGCATTCAAGGCGCTCATGGAGGACTTCACTGACCATGGGGCACGATATGCTGACATGGAACACAATGTCATCCCTGGGAAGCTCGGTAAGACCGTCCGTATCCCAATGCGTATCATGGCACTCACTGATACCTTCACTGCACACCAGAGCTACATTGCTGAGGTGGCTGCCACATCGGCTGACCAGTTCGCTGCTAGCCACGCTGGTAGGATTGCAGATGTGAAGGCGCTACTCGCCAAGGCAGATGCCAAGGCCAAGCCTAAGCTGGAAGCTCGACTGAAGAAGCTCAATGAGGGCTACGATGAGAAGCTGAAGGCATTCGTTGAGAAGCGTATTGATGAGGCCTTCGATGAGAAGGGAAACCGCACCAACACTGCAGCCATCACGGCCTCTGAGGACGTACTGTTCAAGCGTGAGTTTGACAGGACCTCTGTTGTCGAGGGCTTCTTTGGACGCGGTGAGGACATCCTTAGGGCTGCTCCCCTTCTCCGCATCCTCGTTCCCTTCTACCGCACCCCGATCCGCGTGGTCGAGGCTGGTATCAAGTACTCCCCCGGTGTGAACCTCCTGCTTCACAAGACCTTCAGGGAAGACTTCCTTGGTCGCAACGGCACATACGCTAGAGACGTAGCCCGGGGTCGAATGCTGTTCGCCACGTCACTTATGTTGACTACGTATGGCTGGGCAGCCTCTGGGAACATCACTGGTGGTGGCCCGCTGGACCCTGCAGCCAAGAAGTCCCTAATGGACACTGGTTGGAAGCCGTATCACATCCGTCTCCCTGGTACTGACACCTGGCTCGACTATTCACGTATGGACCCCATTGCCTTCCCAATGAAGCTCATTGCGAACTTCAGTGAGAGGCACCGCATGTATCAGTCTCGTGCTGAGGCAGGCGAGAAGGAAGACAGCAGCGAACTCGCTGACTACCTCCTGATGGGTGCCGCATCATTCGCTGGTGCTGTGAAGGATATCAACATGCTCCAAGGGCTGAACAAGTTCTTCAACATGTGGGAGATCGCACAGCAGGATGAAGAGTGGGGCATCAAGCGTGACCAGATGGGTAAGGAACTCGCACAGCTCATCCAAGGCTTCGTCCCCAACTTCGTTAGGAAGATTGGAGATGCAGTCGAGCCTGATCGTGTCGATCCTCAGACCTTGAATGACATCATTCGAGCGTCACTCCCTGGGGCTCGAGGCCCTGTGAACCTCTCCTACACCATCACTGGTAAGGTGAGGACCATTGGTAACCCTGTAGAAGGCTTCGTGTGGCTCCCGTGGGGCGGTGTCAATGATACCCCTGATGGGCGTGAGAACTACGTCTACTCGGAGCTGGCTATCGCTGAGATGGTCACTGGTAAACCCCTGCGGCTCCCGTACACCCATCCTGACTACGCTGGCCTGGACCTCCGCACTGTACGCACTTCTGACAACTCGATGTCCATGTACGACCTGTACAACCGAGTCCTGTCGAACACCACGTACAACGGTGTCACCTTGCAAGACGCTCTCTACAAGGAGCTGAAGCGGAATGACTCCATCGGACAGACCAGCCCAGGTAACTCAAGGTACATCTCTGATCGCACCAAGAACATCAAGGCGATCTTGAACCAGTACCGTGACATCGCCTGGGAAAAGGGTGTGCGTCCAGAGCTGGAGAAGAACGAGGTGATGAAGGCCCGCAAGCAGCATCTCGACATGCTCAAGGGACAGGCTAACGAACCCTTCAAATATTCAATCGAACAACTACTTGGACCCAACAGATAATGAGCTACTCCGTCTACACAACGAACGGTGACGGTACGACTAAGTCGTTCGGCATCCCCTTCGACTACATCAATCCCACCGATATCTCTGTGAGAGTAGGTGGAGTAGTCACATCGTTCACTTTCCTAACGTCCAACATGATTGAACTGGCCACGGCCCCTGCAAATGGGGTCGAGGTCGAGATCAGGCGTGTTACTCCTATCGATGAGCCTGAGGTCACCTTTGGTGGCCCAGGTGCTCTCAATCCTGAACTGCTTAACAGGAACACCAAGCAGAACCTCTACTCAATTCAGGAAGCCCATGACGATGTCGTGGACTACACTGCTGAGTACACCTCGCTCTACGAGGCAACCCTAGCTGCACAGCTTGCAGCCCAGGAAGCTGCCGCTCTTGCTGAGGCTATCTACAATGCCCACGCTGATGAAATCTCGGCGCTGGCTGGCTATCGTGACTTTGACACGTTCACTGTCCTCGCTGCCAACACTACCCTGTCCTACAGCGGCACTGTCCCCAGCCTCGTTACGGTTGGCCAGTTCATCCGCCTGAGGGACAGCGGTATCGTCTACCAGGTGCAGGCCATCGGCTCTGCATCCTACCACCTCGCTACGGCTGGCGGTGTGCTGCTCAAGCAGCTCCCTGGTATCCGTGGGTATAACGTGAAGGGCTTTGGTGCCAAGGGTGACGACTCGACTAACGACACGGCTGCCATCACGGCTGCAGTGGTCGCTGGTTGGACTGATCGCATCCCTGTGTACTTCCCTGCAGCTACCTACAGGGTCAACCTGAACCTCACTGCTACACACGGTACTGCCTCTTCCCGCATCTTCTGGAAGGGCGATGGGCGACATACCACTGTCCTCAAGTCGTTCGACACGGCCCAGGATACGATCAAGTGGAACATCGCAGACTACGTGACGCGAGTCTCATTCGAGGGTATCCAGTTCAACGGTAACGGCTCGACCACCAAGCGGGCCTGGTACTCCACTGCTATCCACTACAGCCGCTTCATCGACTGCCAGTTCACCAATGCGTGGGTGGCCCACCTGATGAACCCTGGCTTTGGTATCACCTACGACAACTGTCTGTTCAACGGCACCAAGTATGATGCTGGCACAGGTACGGTCAACGGTTACGGATATGTAGGCATCGGCACCTCAGGTGCATATGCTGGCTGGAACCAGTTCCTCAATGGGTGCGCCTTCACTGGCGGCAAGGTGTCCTACTTCGTAGACAACCTGAATGCTCCTGCTGGAGAAGGTAACGGCAACCTCCATGAGCGCAGCGACTTCGAGGCCATCACTGGTCTCTCTGTGTTCATCCGTAACCAGTCTGGTCAGCCTGAGCAATGGCGTAACACCTGGTTCGAAGGTAATGCCACGTCTGGCACGGTTGACGTGTCTGACCTCCCTGCCCCCTCGAATGCCATTGGCACACTGACGATCCCCAAGAGTGGTACAATCATTCACTCTGGTACTGCATCGTCTACCACCTACAAGAAGACTCGACTCATCGTTGAGGGTGTCTTCGTCGGTGCTGACTGCCTTGGTGACGTGGAGATCAGGGCGGATCGCCTTGGTGGGCCTGTTAACAAGCTGTCTGCAACTCCTGAGGCTATCGTCAAGTGTACTGCTCGGATGTTCGATCCGTTCCAGCCCACCACTGAGTATGCCATCAGCGAGGCTGTCGTAGACCAGCTCGACTACTTCAACGGCGTTGCTAACGCTGGTGCCTACAGCTCGTATAGCGTTGGTGCTCAAGGTGTTCACAAGGATCACATTGAGTACAACCCGAGCAACCCCAACCGTATCCTTGGCGCTAACATCGACTCCAACGGTGTTGCCAACGGCTTCGTGTTCTCGGGGGCTGGCACTGTAGCCTTGGATAACTCCAGGGGCGGTGTCCTTGGTCGCTCCTATGCTATCACCCTTAACCCTGGTGAGAGCGTGGACATCAAGGGTACTGGTACGTCCAACTCTATCGTGGGCTACAACTCTCCCACTGGCGTGTCGTTCGCTATCATGCACGGCACCACTGGTGAGATCGCGCTCGATGTAGAGAACGTGACTGTCGGTGTGTCTCGCGGCGTCTTTGGCTCTGTCAAGGTTCGCAACGAGTGGAAGACCTACAACATCCTGTCGTTCAACCAGCTCTGGCGTCCTGCCATCAAGAACAACACGGCATCTGCTGTCACGTTCTACCTGACGGACCTCCAGGGTATCGCTGGTCTCGGCGGCAGTGGCACCCGTATCCAGAACCACAACCTTGTCATCAAACACCTGTGCTCTGGCAAGCTGGCTGGATCGCTCACCACTGGTGTACAGATCAAGCCGTTTGTCCTCCCCTACATCTTCGACCAGAAGTACGTCAACCTCAGCGTTGGCGCAGTCACTACTGAGCAGGTCCTCGCTACGCTAACCATCCCTGGTGGCGCTGTGGGTCCCAACGGTAGCGTCGAGGTCTACACGGTGTGGGAGACGAACAGCAACGCCAACAACAAGTACGCAATGGTACGAGCTGGTGGTGCTGCTGGTGTGCAGTACATGTACTTCACATTGAACAGCCACGTTGGCCTTGCTCGAAACTGTATGATCAGCAACAACAACTCGCAGTCCTCGCAGACCAGTGATGCCCCTGGTGGCTCTACTGGTATCGGCTCGTTCACTGCGGGCAACGTGTCGTCCTCTGTGAACACGGCTAACAATTGGGACATCGTGATCTCCGGTCAGAAGACGAACTCTGCTGATACCCTCATACTCAAGCGTTACAAGGTTGTAATCAACTACGGCGCATAAGGACTACACAAGTGAAACTCTCGCCCACAAGCGAGGGTCGGCTCAAAGGCGTCCACCCTGACCTCGTTCGGGTGGTACGCCGAGCTGCCGCCGATTGGCACGACGACAACCTCTCCTTCATTGTCACATGCGGTCTCCGCACCTTGGCAGAACAGAAGGTACTCGTTGCCAAGGGCGCATCCAAGACCCTCAACTCTCGACACATCCCAGGCAAGGATGGCTATTCCAAAGCAGTGGACCTCGCAGCGATGCTCAATGGTAAACTGAAGTGGGACTGGCCGCTCTATGCCAAACTGGCTGCATCCATGAAGGCTGCGGCTGCTGCTGAGAAGGTCACCATCGAATGGGGTGGTGACTGGCGCACGTTCAAGGACGGCCCGCACTTCCAGCTCCCAAAGAAACTCTACCCGTAAAGGAACCTTACACATGTTTAAGGGCTACCGTACCTACATCCTCGCTGGTGTCGCCGTGATCTCGGCTGTCGCTGGCTACCTCGTTGGTGATCTCTCGGTCACTGAGGCCTCTCAGCTCGTGCTGACTGCTGTCCTTGGTGCCACCATCCGCTCTGGTGTGAACACCGCTGCTGAGAAGGCAGTCGATAAGGCATCGAGCAAGTAATGACCTACTGGCTGCTACTCGCGGCTGGTGTGATTGGATTGGGCGTGGGCGGATACTTTGTTGTTCGCTCACCGTCCTTTTGGATCGCCCTCGTTACAGAGGCAGCCAAGGTCATCACGCCAGCACTACAAGAACTAGGGAGGCGTCTTGCACGTCCCCTAAGCCCTGAGGACCAGAAGAAGTACGAACAGTCGTACCGTAGGGCTCAGGAGTGGGACAATTTCAGGAAGAGGCCCAGGGATCGATGACCTCCCCAGAAGAACGAATTGCAGTACTAGAAACCAAACACACAACTGTGGAACAGGACATCGTAGAGCTGAAGGCTGATGTACGCATCATTAGAGACACCCTCCTAGAGGCTAGGGGTGGATGGAAGCTCTTCATGATGGTCGGTGGCTTCTCTGCCGCTGCTGGAGCCATGGTTGGCAAGTTCCTCCCCTACATCTGGAAGGCATAACCATGGCAGACCACCGTGCTACCGAAGATACCCTTGGTATCATCCACGAGAGGCTTGCTCTCAAGTTCATTAACATCCTCGAAGGCGAACCAACGGCTGCAGAGCTGGGTGTGATCGCCAAGTTCCTCAAGGACAACAACATCACGGCCAAGGCCACTGCCAATAATGCCCTAGGGGCGCTCATTGGTAAGCTCCAGGCCACCATGGAAGACGCGGATTGACCAAGTCTAACGAAGAAGCACTCGATATCCTGAGGGGAGACTTCAAGCTGTTCCTGGCAATGACCTGGGACTACCTGAACCTCCCCTCCCCCACCCCTCTCCAGTACGACATCGCTGACAGATTGGCCAATGGTGAGACTAAGATCGCCATTGAGGCCTTCCGTGGTGTCGGTAAGAGCTTCCTCACGTCTGCCTATGTGGTCTGGGAGCTACTAAGGGACCCCCAGAAGAAGATTTTGGTGGTCTCTGCATCGAAAAACAGGGCCGACAACTTCACCACGATGACCATGGGCCTCCTACAGATGCCTGCGGTACGACACCTGATCCCCAAGGAGGGACAGAGGCAGTCCAAGGTGGAGTTTGATGTCGCCCCTGCGATCATCGACCAGTCTCCAAGCGTCAAGAGCGTAGGTATCACCTCCCAGATCACTGGTACTCGTGCTGATATCATCGTCGCTGATGACGTGGAGGTGATGAACAACAGTGCTACCAGCGATATGCGCGAGAAGCTGCTTGAGAGGACCAGGGAGTTCTCTGCTATTCTCAAGCCGCTGCCTAGTGCGAAGACGATCTACCTGGGTACGCCTCAGACAGAGGACTCGATCTACAACAAGCTGCCTGAGACCTTCAAGGTTTACATCTGGCCTGCCCAGATACCCACGGCTGAGGAAGCCGAGAAGTATGGCGACAGGCTAGCCCCGTACATCAGGAAGCTCAAAGGGGCTCCAGGTGATCCCACTGATCCAAAGCGGTTCACAGCGACTGACCTGTTGGACAGGAGACTCGAGTATGGTGCCTCTGGGTATCAGCTCCAGTTCATGCTCAACACCCAGCTCAGTGACGAGGACCGCTATCCCCTCAAGATCAGGGACCTCATCATCGCTGATACGAACAGTGAGACGGCTCCTATGGTCTATCACTGGATGCCTGACCCTGATCGACAGTGGAAGGACCTGCCTAACCTGGCAATGCACGGGGATAGGTTCTATGCCCCAATGTCTGTCTCTAAGGACTTCGCTCCCTACACAGGCTCAGTCATGGCCATCGACCCTAGTGGCCGTGGTAAGGACGAGACTGGCTATGCAGTCGTCAAGATGCTCAATGGCTACCTCACTGTACGAAGGTGCGGTGGTCTCCAAGGCGGCTACGATACCAAGACCCTCCAGGGTTTAGCCATGATCGCCAAGGAGGAACAGGTGAACCACATTGTCTACGAGAGCAACTTTGGTGACGGTATGTGGGGTGAGCTCTTCAAGCCTGTCCTCGCCAAGGTCCACCCTTGTATGGTCGAGGAGGTCAAGCACTCTGCACAGAAGGAGCTGCGGATCATCGACACCATCGAACCAGTGATAGCTAGGCATAGGCTGGTGGTCGATAAGAAGGTGATCGAGGATGACCACAGGTCTGCCCAGCAGTACGATGCTGAGAACAGGTACACCAAGACCCTCATCTACCAGATGACCAGGGTGACCAAGGACAGGGGAGCCTTGAAGCACGACGATAGACTCGATGCCCTGGCGATTGCCTTGGCTTACTGGGTCGAACAGATGGCCGTGGATGACAGGAAGGGCCTCAAGGATCGTCGGCAGGAGCTGATGGACCTGGAGCTGGAGCGGTTCATGGAACACGCTATTGGCATGGGCAACCAAGGGTATGCAAGGTCATCCAATAGCTGGATAGGCAATAGGGGCCTCTAACTCGGCCTCTAGGAGGCGCTAGGAAGCCCAAGGAAGCCCCTTGGTGGGTCTGGGCTACATGGGTAGCTTGAGGTCTGGCAAGGGGCTCCTACGTGGCTCTCTGGTGATCCTAGGGGGTGCTAGAGGGCTACAGGAGGGCTACGACCATTTTGTAGGAAAAATCTGTGAGCCTATATGCGCTAGAGTCGCGGCTGGTTTCCCCCCGTGGCCCCCTAGGCACCCCGATAGGATTAAATTCACTATGACGGGGGTGGGCCGCTGGGCCTGCCCTTGTGTGCCATGGTGTGACGTGGTCTGGCGAGGGCCGGACTGGATAGGCCAGCACCAGCAACCACATGGCAGGGATTGATAGTCCCTTGCATGGCCAATGGGCTGGGGGCTGCAGGGTGGCGCAAGGGGCCGGACCATGGGCGGAGGCGATAGGTAAGCATTGCTGACCTTGTTCGTTCTGCCCTAGGTTTTTCGAATTGTCTAGTAAGCCTGTCGAGTATGCTTATTAGTGAAATCTAATATGCTCACTGGCGGCCCTCTCGTAGCTCTAGGTAGCCAAGTAGCCCTCAGAAAACCTGCCGTCCTAGGCCCCTCCTAGGCCCAGCAAATGGCATTCTAATGTGCTGCACTGCACAATAGGTAAAGAAATTTCTTTACTCATATATCCCATTGGTTGACCCAGGCTGCCCATTTTTACACCTATCTAAAGGTGTATATGTTGCAATGCACTGTCGCCCATTGGTTGCACATGGCTGGGCCTAGGCTCTCCGCTTCGCTCACTATGACGCCATGCCCTCCACTCATAAATACACACGGGGCAAGCCATGCGCTGTGTGCATGGGTGCTATGCACATTCAATCGTTGCACATCTGCAGGGGTTACGCCATATTGGGGTCACTGAACGAGACCAGACAGGCGTCACCCCGGCAACGGCCCTCGCGGCCCTCTTTGACCCGGGCGGAAGCAGCCCCGCTCTCAATCTTTAGCGACCCAGCCCGTCTGCCGGGAGTCAAACCGCCACTATCACCCTCGCAAGCTAGGAACGCTGAGGGGCGGTCACTGGAAAGGGTCCAAACCCCGCCACAGGATGTGCGGGCACGACTAGCTAGAGATTAGCTAGGCCCCTGCTTAACGGTAGGGGCTCACTAATCCCTTGCAACCTACGGAGAACGACAATGCTTCAAGACCCCAAGGTATACGCCGCAACGCTGATGTATTGCTGCAACTACAACATGGCTGACGCAATCAAGATGGCTGTGGAAGCGCAAGCCAAGTTTCCCGGCATGTCTGACGGGTATCTCGTTGACGTAATCATCGCTATCACTGAAGCAGGAAGGTAATCCCATGCACCCCAATATGAAGCGCCTCCTTGGTCTCGATGGTGTGAAGCCTGTCCTTCACGACAAGACATGGCCCACACCCGTCGATATCCCTGTGAAGGACTAAGACCATGCCTCGCCATGTGCGGGGCATTCCTTAATCCTTACACAAGCGAAAGGTTTTCACTATGACGCGCACCCCTGTTGCCAAGTCTTCCATCATCTATCGTGGCCCCTCGCTTATCGATGGCGCACCCATTGTGGTGGTGGCCAAGGTCTCAGCCTCTCGCAACGCTAAGACTGGCCCCATGATCCAGACCTACATCATTCGCGAAGACATGAGCCCCTTGGAGGCATCCAAGACAGGCCAGGACTATTCGATCTGCGGCACCTGTCCCTTGCGTGGCAACGCAACCAATGATCCCAAGCGTAAGCAGGCTGAGGGACGGCGCTGCTATGTGGTGCTGGGCCAAGGTCCCCAAGGTATCTATAAGGGCCTCAAGCGCGGCATCTATCCCACGGTCTCAGGCCATGGCGCTATCGCTGCCCTTGGCATTGGTCGCATGGTGCGCCTTGGCACCTATGGTGACCCTGCTGCTGTGCCCAGCTACATCTGGGAAAGCCTCGTATCCCTCGCCAATGGTCGCACCGGGTACACCCATCAATCGGGTGTGGCTGGTGCTGATGTGCGCCCCGACCTGACCATGGTCTCGGCTGATACCCTTGAGATTGCACAGGCCGCATGGGCCAAGGGCAATCGTACCTTCCGGGTCATCAAGTCCATTGATGAAATCGTGAAGGGCAAGGAAATCAATTGCCCTGCATCCGCTGAGGCTGGGTTCCGCACCACATGCAACGAGTGCGGCCTGTGTGCTGGCAACACTGTCAAGGCCAAGTCCATCGCCATTGTCGATCACGGCCCCATGAACCGCAAGGCTGTGTTCAATCGTGTCAAGGCAATCGCTTAACAATCCTTACACAAACGAAAGGAAATCACTATGACGCTCTCCCTCTTTTCTGTTGTCGAACGTCCTGAACTGTACATCAGCCGAGAGACCGCCAGCGAGGTGGCCAAGGTCGTCCGTTCGTGGGGCTATCGCGCCACCGTGTGGCACAAGGCTGAACGTGATGAACGGGGCTTCGCTGTGGCTGTGTCGTCTAACAATGGTTTTGAGGGTTATGCCCATGCGCTGTGAATATGACGCCCTCATTGAGGCAAGCCGCAAGGCATACGATGCGCCCATCTATGCGCGGGGCATGAGCGTCGAACGCGATTGGTCGGCGGATGGCCGCGAGCTACTGAGCGATGCTCGCTGCCCCTATACCAAGGTTCGCTTTGTCCCTGTCTACGATGCAGCCGCATGGCTGCGCGATGGCAGCATGATCAAGACAGGCATCAAGGCTGAGGCTTGGTGATCACTATGACACTCTTCCTATCGGCCAGCCTCATTGTCGGGGCTGGTCCTGCATTCGTCCTTGGGGTCGCATACATGCTGGCCCCTATCGTCAACCAGTACCGGAGCAACTGACATGACTGAAGCAGAAATCGATGCTGCCATGTGCATGTGGGAAGCGGTGCTGTGCGCTGAAAGCACAGACAGCGCACCCGAGTGGTTCAAGGTCTACCGTGAAGAGAATGGCGTTTGTGGAGCCCGCCACCTAATCAGGTCGCTGGCCCCGGACATTGAAGCCCTGTGGCTGTCAATGGATGCTGATGATCCGAGTGCTGTCTGTGGTGCATTCGATTGGGAGTTCTGCCCTGCGGTGCTGGACCTGATGCACAACCACTACACCCTGCCAACCAAGGAAGAGCTTCTCGCTCACTTCAACTTCATCGCCGGAGAATAACCATGTCTGAAGATAGCAAGATCGTCGTCAACAAGGGCATCGCCACGGCCTACATCGGCCACGATGCTACCCAGCTCTTCAGGGTGAAGATGCTGCGGTCCTCCATCAACCTCCACATGAAGACGGGCATGATCCCTACTCGTGGGGTCACGATCACCAAGATGTTCAAGATGGCCACCACGTACACTGGCCAGACCTACAAGCGGGGCGAACACTCCAGGGCGATTGCTGACCTTGAGGTCTGGATCAGCACCATGATGAGCGCCCTGCCCATCGAACACGCCGATAAGTAGCCAACCTTTACACATATCAAGAGGTTTCACTATGACGCTCTATGCCACCATCCGTCACGATCTTGCAGAGCCTGCATTTATCCCGCCCAAGCGCAAGCTGCGCCCTCTCACAAGGGATAGCCGGGTAAACAAGAACAGGGCTCAGTCCCACTACATGCGGCTGGCCAAGGCTGTGACCTTGGGCTCCGGGGCATATGGGATTGCACTGACGCACCCCAAGGACGAGACCAAGGTCATCAAGATTGGACCCTTGGATGACGGGTGGCTCATCTGGGCTGCCTACTGTCAGGTCAAGCGAGGAACCTCCCCGCACCTCATGAAGGTCTACAGCATCAAGCGTTGGGAGAAGCACGGTATCTATGTGGCCGTCATCGAGCGCCTGAAGACTGAGATCACCCATACCCCATATCGTAGTGAGTGGAGCAAGCTCATCCGCGATGGGTTCAATGGGCGCTTCATCGAGTTCGATGTGGTTGGCGACTACATGGACGTTCCTATCGCTGAGGCTGAGAACTTCCTCCGCGATGCGAAAAACGAGAGCCTCATGGAGGTGCTCCTGTCTGTCCAAGGCTTCGCCAAGGATAACGGCCTGTGCCGCGACATGCACAGCGGCAACGCCATGCTGCGCGAGGATGGCACCATCGTCATCACTGACCCCTTCAGCTCAAACAGCGCGAAGGCCTTGGAAACCCTCAAGGCAATGGGAGTGTAAATCACTATGACGCCTTTCCTACTCATTGGATGTGCTGCGCTGCTGGCCATCATGATCATCGCCTTCATCCAGATCAACAGATAGTAAGGAAACTTTACACATGAGAAGCGACCTTCCCTACCGCGCAGAGCTTCACGGCACTGGCGGCATCATCGCCATCCTCGAGCACACTAGCCTCGACTACATCAAGGCCGTGGTTGCGCGTGAGTGGCTCCCCACCATGCAGCATGGCGACACGCTGAAGATCATCGAAACCGCTCACGAGGTATAACCACATGTCTGACCAAGAAGTCTGGATCACCATCCGCATCAAGTCCTCGCTCGACATGGAGAAGGACGCCATCGAGTTCGGCAAGGGACTGGCCAACCGCATGCTGCAGTGCCTCCCGCTGAAGAAGGATCAGAAGCAGTTCATGGATGACGCCCATGAAGTCGAGGTGATCGAAGTCACTGAGGAGCGGCACATCTACAGCGCCGAATGTCTGGAAGACGACGACAAGCCCTACAAGCTGGTGGAGGAATAAATCACTATGACGATTTCCTACTTGGAGCGGATGCTCAACAACCTGATGAACGACAGGCCCCTCAGCCAGCGCACAGCAAGGCCCAGGCCTACCCCTGTGGTCAGTCATGGTGAGCGGCCCACTGGCTTCTCTCTCCCTCAAGGGTCTCGCAGCGGTCCTAACTGTGGCGTCACCGCCGTGGCCATCATCTGTGGTCTGACGTTCGATGACGCATGGAACAGGCTGCGCGGGAAGCGCAACGCCAACTGGAAGGGAAAGACAACGGTCAGGGACTGGATCGCTGTCCTCGAACAGCTTGGCGTCAAGCATGACCTCAGGACGGTCACAGGTATGACCCTACAGACCTTCGTGCAGACCAAGGCACGAAAGGGTGTGCGCTACATGGCACGTACCTCAGGTCACGTACAGGTCGTGCAAGATGGATGGGTGATCGACCAGATGGGAGCGAAGCACATCAGTCAGTTCTGGGGACGCAGGAAGCGCCTGACCCACATCATCGAGATCATGGAGTAACCAATGCCACGCATCGACTACCGTATCGAGTGTAACACTGAGGCAGACGCCATCAAGGTGAAGGAGGACATTGAGGGCCAGTACCCTCCCCCAGGATATGGGACCTATCTCAAGGTCTCGTGCATGAGCGTAGAGCTGACCCCTGTGTGGGTGGTGGAGGGATATCGCTATGACAGTTGCGACTAGACGTGCAGCAGAGGTCAACACCCTCACCACCAGTCAAGACATGGATCACTTGTGGTCTGAGTTGCACAAGCTGCGGGCCGGGTCTGCATCCGTGAAGGTGGACAAAGAAGTACTGACGAGGCTACTTCTGGACCACGGCAAGTTGTTGAACTTCTACGAGAAGAACTCACGGTAGACGCGAATTTAATTTGACTGACCTTAGCGTCAACTAGTAGACACAAGAGCCGCCAGCGAACACGCAAGCACGGCATGCCATGTCCGGAGACAGGCACCCATGCTGATCTGGCAACCGACACAGAGAGACCCAAATCAGGTTCGTGAAGGGTCCAAATATTGCGGAAGTGTAGAAATTGACCATTTGCATGGGAAAGAGTTTTGAACTAGATGTACAACCGTTCGGGGTCTACCTTCGTATCGGCAGCCATGACTGGTTCTTCGAACTACAGAGGCAAAGAAAATGAAACAGGGCGACACCATGTTCGACATTGCTAACTTCTTGAGCGGCGCTGAGGCCTTCTATGCCATCAGTGACCAAATGCCTGTGAGCTACATCCTCACCCTCTTGTGGGTGGCACAGAACCCTGATGGCAACCAGCTCGATCTTGAGAAGTACCTAGGCAGCTCCAACGCCACCGCGTCTAGGGCTGTCAAATACTGGTCCAAGTGGAAGTCACCACGGCAGGGTGGCACCCACGGGGCTGACTACATCGACATCTATCAAGACCCTGCAGACCGTAGGTACAATCGGCTGAGGCTCACGCCTACTGGCAAGATGTTCATCGCCAACTTGAAGGAGAAGTTCAAATGGCAAGGCAACACAGGGACGGCTGGCAAGCAGACGTGATCCACGAGGGGAAGCGGCTGCGAAAGCAGTTCGCTACCCAGCTAGCTGCAGAACAGTGGGAAGACTCGTATCGCATCGGTTCCCCTGACAAGACCAAGCCCACCTTGCTGGACTACGTGAAGCCCAGGATCGACATGATCTGGGAACGAGGGTCTAAGCATGGCGACAAGCAGTTTCGTCATCTGCGATACATGCACAAGTTCATCGACTGCCCAATGGAGGACATTACACAGCTCAAGGTCAATGAGCTCATCTCTGGTCTACAGAAGCAGGGCGACACTGGCGGCACCATCAACAGGAAGCTGGCCGCGCTATCCAAGGCCCTCAAGTATGCCAAGCACGAGGGTGCCTACTCTAGGGAGCTGCCTAGGTTCACACGTCAGCGTGAGCCCAAGGGCCGCATCCGTTACCTTGAGTGGGACGAGGAGAAGCGCCTGTCTACCGAGCTGGCCAAGTTCAACCCGCGCTACCCTGACTTCGTCGCCTTCATGTGTGACACAGGGGTGCGCTGTAGCAACGGGGTGGACCTCCTGTGGAAGGACGTGAAGCTACCTGTCGGCAATGGTCGAGGACAGATCACCTTGTGGGAAACCAAGCAGGGTGAGCCCCAGACCGTACCCCTGACCGCCCGTGCGGTCGAGGCCCTACAGCGGCAAGACAAGAAGGCCACAGGCCCTTGGAAGTGGCTCAACCCTTGGACCCTACGCAAGCACATCAAGGAGGCGGCGATAGCGGCTGGCCTTGGGGATGAGATCGTGATCCACACCTTCAGGCACACCTGTGCATCCAGGCTTGTGATGAAGGGGGTAGACATCAGGAGGGTCCAGAAATTCATGGGCCACAAGACAATCACTATGACACTGAGGTACGCCCACCTCGCTCCCAAGGAACTGGAGAGCTGCGTGGATGCCCTCGATATGATGGGAGTGTGAGATATGACGGATAAGATCAAGCCTGAGATGGTGCCGCTCGCAGTCCTTCGCGCCTATTCCAAAGCCCTTGGGGAGAACGGAGAACCGCGTCACGCCATCGCTGCCGCGCTCAACGCATGGCCGGGGATGCGAGTTAGGCTGAGGTACTTCCATCCGACCAAAGAAATCATCCTCACGACACAACTGGAGGACAACACATGAACTGGCCCAGCTTCTTAGGGGTACTGACTGGTGGTGTATTCATTGGGCTCTGGCTCTCCAGCCACCTCATTGATCCTCGACGTAGGGACTGGTGGGACTAGGGTAGTCCCTTGCGTGACATTTCACCTTGTCACACCCGTGACACACGGCTATACCAGTCACGCCCCAGTCACCTAAGTGTCTGATATTACTCACGGCCTCGTGGTAGAGTGGCTATACAGAGGACTGCAAATCGGTTCTCGAGCTCCTACACAAGTCAAGACACTTCCAACACGCTGATAATAAAGGCCCATACTGCTTGGGCCTTTTTGTTTTCCCTATAGACGCACTTGTGTAATCCCTGTAGACCAGCCTGGCACTCCACAAATCAAGGGGTTACAGCATGGTTGACAGGGAATATTGTGGTTTATCAATAGGTTCTAGAAATACCCGCCACTAACGCTAATACGCACCAATCCTGCCCTACGTGACAGCTCCCCAGCCGTCATGAGGGGGTAAGGGGGTGTGTAATACAAGGTAACTCTATATGTATAACTGGAGTATAACTCTAGTTAAACTGGTATTAATAGGTGATAGTAGGCACCCTTAACATCAGTTAACTAGAGTTATACTTTATGTCTTCCTCTTGTCTTCCTGTGTCACACAGCGACGACTTGGGAGAATACTATCCTTCGACTCAATCGCTATACACTGGCTCACAAAAGGATACGCCATTGAAGATTGACATGACTGAGCGTCAGGTCGCCCTAGAAGCGGCGAACCTGGAGCAGTTTCGAATGGTAAGGGATAGGCGTCTGAGGTCTGATATCAAGTCGGGTCGCTACGCTGAAACGATGGAAGGTAGGTCGATCTCCAGCCTCCTTCTGTCTCCCTTGTCCCAGGCCCTAGAGGACTACCGTGCTAAGACCGTAGAAGGTCGTGTCGGGGTCAAGAGGGATGAGGTCGCTGCACACCTGATTGGTGAGCTGACCCCTGAGGTCACCGCCCTGATCTTCCTGTCTACCCTGTTGAACCTTCTCTCCATGGTCGAGCGGGGGCAGCCCAAGCCTGTGATGCTGTCGGCGTTCTGCCGCCACTTCGCTGGCAACTGCCTCGATGAGCTGGCCGTGCGCGAGGCCTTCGCTATCCGCCCCAAGATGGTCAAGGCCATGATGGCTGACGCCAAGTCCAAGGCGTCTCCGCGCCTGTGGACCAAGAGGGCCATGGGAAACTACGTGAACTTCAAGCAGCCCGCCTTCGTCACACGCTTCAAGCACGTCGAGGGGTTCTGGGGTAACATTGGCGCTGCCGTGCTTGAGGTCGCCTCTGCCCTGCACCTCGTGCAGATCGTGACGATCTACAAGGACAAGCGGTCCTACTACCACGTATACCCGACCAACGGCCTCGTTCTCCTGATGGAGGAAGCGGCCCGCAAGGGTAGGCTCGTGTCTACCGACTATGACCCCATGGTCTGCCCTCCCCGCCCTTGGGGATTGGATGCCAAGGGTGCTGCTGGTCGTGAGTACGGCGCTGACTTCTTCGTCGGCGGCTACCTCACTGGTCACATCAGGCCGTACCCGTTCGTCAAGGCGAAGGGGCAGTCTCGTAAGATGGTGAAGGACGTTCGTCGCAAGTCTGCCGACATGAGGACACTGCTTACACAAGTGAATGCCCTGCAGAACACCGCGTGGCATGTCAACCCTGTGATCCTCAGCGTGATGGAAGAACTCTGGTTCAACCGTCGAGGCAACATTGCAGGACTACCGAATGCCGTGACCTTGGAAGAGAAGCTAGCGGGTGGCCATGTGCTGCCTGATGACAAGCTGTCTCGGTTCAAAGAGATCGATGAGGACCGGAGGAACCTATCCCTCAGGCTCTACATCAATCGCATGATCGCCAAGGCCAAAGCGTTTGGTCACTATGACGAAATCTACATGCCCTATTCCGTTGATAGCCGTGGGAGGGTTTATGCGATCCCTGTAGCACTCAACCCTCAGGGACCGGACTATCAGAAAGCCCTCCTTGAGTTCGCTCAAGGGAAGCCTATCAGCTCCAGGGATCGTAGCTGGTACTGGCTGGCTGTCGGTATCGCTAACACCTACGGCAAGGACAAGCTCTCGCTTGATGACCGTGTCGAATGGGTGAAGGCGAACCAAGACCTGATCCTCAGCGTGGCTACTAATCCACTCACCGACCTTCGCTGGACCACTGTGTCTGAGCCGTGGCAGTTCCTCCGGGGATGTCTCGACTGGAAGGGCTGGAAGGATCAGGGTGACGGCTTCCTGTCTCATTGGGCAGTTGCTGTCGATGCCACATGCTCTGGACTACAAGTCTACTCCATGCTGTTCAAGGATGAGGTAGGTGGGCGATCTGTCAACCTAGTTCCTGGTCTTGAACGACAGGACATCTATGGCGATGTGGCCAATCGAGTGAAGGACCGTCTTCGCGAGATACTGGTGACCTCTACACTTGTGCAGAGGAAGCAAGAAGCTCGTGAGGTATGGAATGACGCTATCGCTGTGTTCAAAGCCCAAGGGTTCGACATGCAGCTCCTTCGTCCCACCGTGTTCAACATGGCGACCAAGGATTTGCTGGAGAGCTACAAGGGTGAGGATGCACTGATCGAAGCGCTGACCCAAGCGAAGAAGGCTTACAACAAGGTTCGCCGCATCTTAGGTAGGGCCAACATTGCTAGGCACCTTCTAACATGGGACTTTGACCGTAGCGCCACGAAGCGCCAGGTGATGACGCTGCCATACGCGGCAACACAGAGGTCGTGCTTTCTTTACACTCGCGATTACCTAAGCGAACGCATCAAGTCTGGAGAGGCCCTGCCACACGGCTGGTTCAAGAAGGACTTCGATAATCACGCCATGTTGCTCAGTGATAACATCTGGGCTGCCATTGGTGAGGTCGTGGTAAAAGCGAAGGAAGGGATGACTTGGTTCCAAGCGTCCATCCGTGAGTATGTGAAGAAGAACCCTGACAAGCCGTTCGGCTGGTACGCACCTGACGGACTGTTCTGCTTCCAAGCGAAGTGGGACATGGACACTCGCCGTGTAGAGACGTTTCTCAATGGCGAGATGATCAAGCCTTCGTTCGAAGTCGAGACTGATGAGGTTGATCCTAGGGGCATGGCGCAAGCCGTGGCTCCAAACATCATCCACTCAATCGACGCTGCGATACTCAGGGCTGCCACTGGTAAGGCAATCACACGACAAGAACCACTGAGGCACTTCGCGTTCATTCACGATAGCTTTGGTGTTCACGCTGCAGACATGGAGGTCTTCTTGAACGAGTGCTTGAAGCCCGCGTTCGTAGAGATATTCAAGTCTGACATTCTCTCCTCCTTGAAAGACTCGTTTGGCACTGAGCTGCCGCCTCCCTCTCAGGGCAACCTGGATTTGGATGGCGTCCTCTCTAGCCAGTTCTGCTTCTCCTAACCCTTACACTTGTGAAGGACATACATGAACAAGAATACTGAACTCGACCAGCTCCCGTCGATCCACGACATCGTGCGTGGCCACATCGTGAAGACCGGCTCTCACTACGGATACTCGCTCGGTGACTTCGATGCTGTGTTCGCTGGCTTCCGCGACGACGAAGCGATGAAGGAGAACTTCCTTCAGGAACTCTATGACGCTCTGCCAACGGACGAAACGAAGTGAGGAGTGTCGGCTGGATCATCTGGAACACGGTGACTCAGACCAGAGGCAAGACTGGCCCCGGTGGTTACACATGGAGACGGACCAAAGGGACCACCAAGGTCTACCGCTCTGAAAAAGTCTGCGCGAACTACTGCAAGGCAGACGAAGAGCCCCGTGAAGTTTTCATCAACATGGAGAACGAGACTAATGGTTAAGTTCAAAGTAGGCGACCTCGTAGTTCGCAAGCTCGATGGTAGGGCTTCGAAGCACTGGCATAACGACAACGGACCTTTCAGGGTCGTGTGGGCTAGAGCCTTCTCAAACAGCATCGAGCTTCACCGTGTGCCTAAGGGTATCAAGGACAACTACTTCTCGGAAAATAGCTTCGAACCCTACAAGGCCCCTGCGAAGAAGGCAGTCGCACCTGTGGCACCCAAGGTAAACCGCAAGGTCCCTGGTCACACCGACTACTACATCATCGTCCTCAAGAAGGGTGATGGCACTCTCGCTCCAGCCGATACCCCTGCCGTCTACACTAGCGAGGCCCAGGCCAAGAGTGTCGCAGCCATCATGGCAGAGCGTCACCCTGGTGAAGAGTTCATCATCTTCGAGGCCATGGGTACTGCCAAGGCCTACAAGGCAAGCGTCGAGATGTTCTACTGATGCAGCCATGTGTCGTCCTCGTCGAGGATGAACACAACATCATGGACACAGGGACGACACGCATCGTCTACGACCCGGAACACGATGGCTTCTTCGTCCAACAGGGCGAAGAGGTCAACGATGATCCTGAATGTCCAGTTGATGGTTCTATCTTCCTCTCACTCCCGCAGCTCATGCAAATCTACGGGATCATCCAACACTCTGACTTCATCAACGCCATGCAGATGGCGAGGCGAAGCTATTCAGAAAGGCACTTCCATTGATCACCAAGTCGATCACCTACGTGAATGACTACGGCAACGGCTTTGAAGCTGTTGTCGGTATCAACGCCATGGGGTCTCGAGTTGACCTCGACCTCAACTACATCGCTGGCGGCGAAATCACTGATGACAGCATCGGCATCTGTATGACCGCTGAAGCTGCCTTCGCCCTGGCCGACATGCTGCGCGACTTCGCATACAAGCTCAACAACGATACTGGACCCACCATCTAATGGCTAACAAGAAAGCCCCCGAGCAGTTCACGTTCCCCAAAGGTGAAGCCCTCTTCGCCCGTCTCGACCAGCCCTACACTTTCTCCAAGCGGGACAAGCGCACCGTTGCGTGTCGCCCGTCTGACAATGGCGCTGCCTATTCGATCAGCATCAAGCTGCCGAGCAAGGAGGCCAATCCGATCATCAAGAAGATCAAGGACGCTTGGAAGGAATACAACTCTGAAGAACAGCCGGAGAACTGGCCGTTCATGAATGAGAAGGATCGTGAGACTGGTGAGGCCACTGGCAACATCATCTTCAAGACCAAGTTCAACGCATCGTGGACCAACAAGGACGGCAGCTTCGCTACTGTTCCGATCTACGATGCCAAGGGCCACAAGCTCCCCCAGAAGTTCGACATCGGCAACGGCTCCATCATTCGTGTTGGCGTCCAGCTCGTCCCGCATGACATGCAGGGCGGTGGTATCTCCCTGCGCCTCAAGGGTGTCCAGGTGATCACCCCGAATGGCTCTGGCTTCGACTCGATGTTCAACGAGGAAGACGGCTACGAAGGTAGCTCTTCGTCGGCTGATGAGGACGATGAGGCTGAAGATCAGACCAACGATAACTCGTCGTCTGACCTCGATGAGGACATCCCGTTCTAATCTATGGCACGTTCAACAATCTGGAAGCCCGTTCGCGAGGACGGGTTTCGCTCTGGCTTTGAAGCGAGGATCGCTGAGGAGCTGACTGCAAAAGGTGTTCACTACGAATACGAGAGTGAACTCATTCCCTACATCAAGCCTGCCACCAAGGCGACCTATAAGCCTGACTTCGTGTTTCTGAAGAAGGACGGCGGCTGGATGTACATCGAACTGAAGGGCCGCTTCCTCTCTGCTGACCGCAAGAAGACGCTACTCATTCTCGACCAGTACCCTGACATCGATCTGAGGTTCGTGTTCTGGCGAATGAATGACCGCATCTCCAAGCAGTCCAAGACCACATACGCAATGTGGGCTGAGAAGAATGGCATCAAGTACGCTCAATCACACATCCCTGATGAATGGCTAGATGAGGTAAAATAATTTGGAACGTCACGACGACTCAGACTTTGTAATGCACATCCCGTGCGAGAACCCGGAGTGTGGGTCGTCGGACGCCAACGCTCTGTATACTGACGGTCACACCTATTGCTTCGCCTGTAACACCCACGGCAAGGGTGGCGACACTGCTACTCAAGTCGATCCTCCTGAGGATGACAACGAGACATTCAAGGTGCAGGGTGTAATCAAGGCGCTCTATGCCCGCCGTATCGACCAAGACACCTGTGATCACTTTGGCTACAGGGTTGGCAAGTACAACGGTAAGCCCTGTCACTTCGCTTATTACTATGACGACACTCGCAAGCCCATTGCTGCGAAGCTGAGGTTCGAAGACAAGTCGATGACCACCATCGGCCAGTTCAAAAAGGTTGGCCTGTATGGTCAGCACCTCTGCAGAGACAAGGGCAAGATGCTTGTCGTGACAGAAGGCGAGATTGACTGCCTCACCGTTGCACAAGTGCAGGGCCTGAAGTGGCCTGTGGTCTCCATCCCCAATGGAGCTGCTGGTGCCGAGAAGTCATTCAGGAAGAACCTTGCGTTCCTTGAGGGCTTCGAGAAGGTCGTCATCATGTTCGACATGGATGACCCAGGTATCGAAGCGGCCAAGGCTGCAGCACGAGTACTGTCCCCTGGTAAAGCCTACATCGCCTCGCTGCCCCTGAAGGACCCCAACGAGATGCTTCTCGCTGGCCGTCGATCAGAGATCATCGATGCGATCTGGTCTGCCAAGGCCTACCGCCCTGATGGCATCATCAGCGGCCAGGACATGTGGGCAGAGCTCAGTGACACCACTGTAGTCAAGTCTATCCCCTATCCCTTCCCTGCCCTCAACGACAAGACGTGTGGCATCAGGAAGCGTGAGCTGGTCACGATCACCGCTGGTACTGGTGTAGGCAAGTCAGCCTTCATCAGGGAGGTGGCCTACGATCTGCTGACCAACCACCACATGAAGGTAGGCATGGTGATGCTTGAGGAGTCCCCCAAGCGCACGATGCAAGGCCTGTGTGGCATCGACATGAACAAGCCCATCCACTTGGGTGTGCCTTATGATCAAGAGGAGTTACGGTCTTCATTCCAAAAGCTCACCAACGAAAATCGCTTACACTTGTATGATGGTTTCGGCTCCCTCAACGGGAACGATCTAGTAGACAGGCTGCGGTACTTCGCAGTTGGTCTCCAGTGCGACTTCATCTTCCTAGACCACCTCAGCATGGCTGTGAGTGGCCTGGAGATGCAGGATGAACGCAAGGCCATCGACATCCTAGTCACTCGTCTGCGTACCCTCGTGGAAGAAACTGGTGTCGGCCTTCTCATGGTGTCCCACCTCCGTCGAGTAGATGGAAACAAGGGCCACGAGAATGGCATTGAAGTTGGCCTGAACCACCTGCGTGGATCACAGGCTATCGCACAGCTCTCCGATCTGGTCATCAGCCTTGAGCGTGACCAGCAAGGTGAGAACCCCAATGAGACAAAGGTCCGTGTTCTGAAAAACAGGTTCAGCGGTGCCACTGGCGTTGGCTGCACCTTGGAATACGACATGGACACTGGTCGGCTTACACAAGGAGTACTGAATGACTCTCCGTTCTGATGACGCTCTCACTCACGACGACAACATCCACGAGATGGATGAACTGTTCACCGTGCTTGCCACGCGCAACCACGATTGGATGGGGCTGCACAAGTACTTCGCCTCTCAGACTGCCAAGCTCGAAAACAATGGAAGGTATCGCCCTATGGGTTCCTCGCAGATCACGAAGCTCCTCGCTCACTTCAAGAAGGCTGGCTCTATCACTGTGCGTGAAGCACTGATCGAGTACTCCATCCAGTCGCTGACCAAGCGCATTCAGGAAATGCGTGACATGGGCTACAACATCCAGTCCATCCAGCGGCGTCACCCTGTGACCAAGCAGCGGTACGTGCGCTATCATCTCATCAGCGAGAAGGTGGTCTAATGTCCTGGCTTGCTCTCGCACTCTATGTGTTGGGCCTAGTCCTCATGTTCACGCTGTTGATCGATGACGACTACCCGGAGCCCTTGGGCATCAACCTAACCATTGCAATCCTGTGGCCGCTCTTTGTGCCACTATTCATCATCTGGCCGTTCCTTGAAAGGAAGACCGATTAAAGGAGACCTAATGCGGTTCATCTTCGACTGCGAGACTAACGGCCTTCTAGACGAACTGAACTGCATACACTCTCTGGTACTCAAGAACATCGACACGGGGGAGAAGCACTCCTTCTCTCCCGGCTCCATTGAACAGGGCGTGAAGATGCTCATGGCTGCTGACCTCATCGTAGGCCACAACGTGATCGACTTCGACGTGCCTGCTATCACCAAAGTCTATCCTTGGTTCTCTATTGCAGAGGACAAGGTGCGTGACACCCTAGTCCTATCGTACCTTCTCTGGCCTAATCTAAGTGACTTGGATAAGAGCAAGAAGAAGCAGGCTTGGCCTTCGCGCCCCCAGGAAGCAAAGCTCACTGGGTCACACTCCCTGAAAGCCTGGGGACATAGACTTGGGTTTCACAAGATCGACTACACTGGCGGCTGGTCAGCATGGTCTGCAGAGATGCAGTACTACTGTGAGATCGATGTGGAAGTCACCGACAGGCTGTGGAAGCTAATCGAGTCGCTTACTCCTTCTGAGAAGTCCGTAGAGCTTGAACATCAGGTTCGCTGGATTGTCTCTAGGCAGGAGCGGCATGGCGTCATGTTCAACACTGAGGCAGCCAATGCTTTGGTGCGTGAACTCATGAAGCGCCGTGCAGTCCTTGAAGCAGAACTACAGGACACATTCCGCCCGTGGACTATCGAAGAGGTCTTCATCCCCAAGGTCAACAACGCAAAGCGTGGTTACGTCAAGGGTGAGCCTTTCATCAAGAAGACTACCGTGGTGTTCAATCCTAACTCACGGGATCACATCGCAGACAGGCTGATCGCTCTGTACGGCTGGAAGCCCAGGGAGAAGACTGAAGGAGGCAAATGGAAGGTTGATGAAACCGTCCTAGGTGCGCTCCCTTATCCCCCGGCTAAGGCACTCAGTGAGATCATGCTAATCCAGAAGCGCCTAGGTATGGTTGCTGAAGGCAAGCAGGCCTGGTTCAACTTCGTTAAGAAGGGCCGCATCCATGGCCGAGTCTTGACGAACTTCGCCGTGTCTGGAAGGGCGTCACACCGTTCACCAAATCTTGCTCAGGTCACCTCTGTGAAGAAGAGCAAGGACGGTAAGGTGCTGTTGCTCGACGCTGGTGGCTATGGCTACGAGAGTCGCTCATGCTTCATGGCCTCTCCAGGTCGTGTCCTTGTCGGCGCTGACGTATCTGGTCTGGAGCTCAGGCTCTTGGCCCACTTCATGCGTGATGAGGCCTACGCCACTGAGGTGGTGAGCGGCGACATCCACACTACCAACATGAAGGCGTTCGGCTTCTACCTCAGGGCTTCAGCCAAGACTGGCATCTACGCTCTCATCTATGGAGCTGGTGATGGCAAGCTCGGCCTCATCCAAGAGGAAGACGCTGTAGCAGCGAAGCAGCCCAAGCCTAAGGGTAACACCGCAGCACGAGGCAAGCAGATCAGGGCGAACATCATGGGCAACATTCCTGCACTTGGGAAGCTCGTGAAGAACGTCAAGAAAGCATGTCAGCGTGGTTACCTCGTTGGTCTCGATGGCAGACACTTACACATCCGTAGCGACCACTCAGCTCTCAACGTGCTGATCCAGTCTGCGGGTGCGTTGATCTGCAAGCGATGGCTTGTCGAGGTTGACCTGATGATCAAGGCCAAGGGCTGGCACAACATGGTGCAGCAAGTCCTCTGGGTACATGACGAAGCTCAGTTCGAATGTGAACCACACATCGCAGACGAGTTCGCAAAGGAATGCCTCCTCTGCATTGAGAAGGCGCAGCACTACTTCAACATCAACGTCCCCCTCACTGGCGAAGCTAAGGTCGGGGCTAATTGGGCTGAAACTCACTGATGAGCAGCAAGCGTAAGAAGACCAAGTTCGATGATAACCGCGAGACCATCAAGCTCTCCCCCAAGACAGTCAAGCAGTCTGAGTACATCACGGCTCTCCTTAGAGCGGATCAGATTGTTGTCCTTGGACCCGCTGGCACTGGCAAGACCTACGTGGCTGCCACCTATGCAGCACAGCAGTACGCTGTAAAGAACATCGACAAGATCATCCTTACGCGCCCCAACATCGCTGCAGGCAAATCCTTGGGGTTCTTCCCTGGCTCTCTTGATGACAAGATGGCCCCTTGGATGATGCCTGTGGTCGAGGTGTTGAACAAGCACCTTGGTCGTACAGTGGTGGACATCGCCATGAAGAATGGCAACATCGAACTCGCTCCATTCGAGACGATGCGTGGACGCTCATTCGAGAATGCCTTCGTTCTACTGGACGAAGCTCAGAACACCACCCTTGATGAACTGAAGATGTTCCTCACTCGAGTTGGTGAGAACACCAAGGTAATCCTCAATGGTGACGTTTCACAGACGGACCTCAAGGAGAACAGTGGGCTCAAGAAGATCATCCACATGGTCAAGTCCCACATGCTTCCAAT